CCAGCAGGATCCCCGCGTTATTCGGGATATACGGAAGCAGTTTTTTGGCAATATGTAAGCCCTGGCCGACACAGCCGTACTGCCCTTTGCTCAGGTCTGCCTTCGGATGATTCAGCGTACTCATATCCTGCACATCATGCAGGCAGTGGTCGGCCGGAATAATATCGTTATATCTGCAGGCAGCCCCACCCGGCGTCACTGTACTGCGGCGCGCCAGCTGTTTAATGCGCGGATCCGGAGCATCGTATGAATCCGGCAGCGGAAGCCCTTCACCGTAAGCCATGGCATTGGACTGCCCGGCCAGTACGATGACGTAGTACCAATCCGGCTCAGTTGCACCACTGACCACCACATCACCTTCTGCTGTAATCGCCTGCATCAGGGTATAAGGGGTTATGGCCACCGGACTACCAAACGGCTGCCAGCCCTCTTTCAGTTTGTGTGTCAGCTTTTCCGCAAGGTCTGACGGCGACGCCGCCCTGACAACATCATAATGTTTAAATGTCATTATTCCTCCCGGCCGGGATAGTGTATTAAATCAGATATGGAGTGGGCTGTAGTCCGGAAGCCTGAATGACACACGGGGACTACAGCCCAAGAAATGAAGAAGGCCACGCAGTTGCGCAGCCTGATAAACCCTGGTTAAAATCCACACGATAACAACACAACAATATCAGTATCTCATGCTATTGCCCGAACCCATTCGGGCATTTTTTACCCATAAAAAATGCCCCTCCGGAGAGGGGCATTTTTGCATGCACATTCTTTTTCTTGCATGGTGCCGGGTGCCTCCCGGTGAATTCAGTATCAGCACCTGAATCCGCGATTATCACATATACCTACTTGCTGATTGCCCCTCCGCACAGGGGGATTCACCATGCAGTAGTATTTTTAATAAACAGCAAATAAAAAAATCAAGCATTATGCAGGCTGTTTCTTTTTATCACCGGCTACAGCAATACCACAATGCCGCAGACCAGCACCCCATCCGCCAGCACCGACATGATTCTGCTGGTGAAATCCACCATCACCACCAGAAACAGCAGGAGTGCAGCCACAGCCAGGCGCAGTTTTACCGTCACAGGTGATTCTCCAGACGAAGACCCAGAACACCGGCAATCTCTTCCAGCACCTTGCGCTCTTCCGGCTCAATTTCGCCGTCTGCCTCCGCAATGGCCACCGCCACATCCAGCACATCTTCCGCTTCACGCGTATCGTGTTTCACATCCTCGATCTCACGTAACGCCGCACGACGACCAGTTTTAAAGTTCGTATCCAGCTGACCGATAATGGTTGCGCTAATCGCATTAATTTCTGACGTAAACGCGGACAGCGCAGGCTGATTACGCAGTACCTGTTCGATCTTCGCTTTCTAGGAAGCCTCACATTCACCATCTGCACAGGCCACCAGGTAGGCAGCATTAATAACCGCCTGTGCCAGATCGCGTTTCTCAAACTTTCCTTTTTCCGGTTAACGTGACACACCAATAACTCTTGTCGAAAAAGCCAGCAAGCTGAAAGACCGGTATTCACAACCACCAGCGCGTTTACTGTACTGGCGTGATTTCAGTCATAAAAAAACCCGCCTGGCGACGGGTGTAAAAAATCTTCTAACGTCAGGCATAAAACGCCCATCGTTAGGGCAAATTTACCACAGATTCGGGAAAAATCAACAAAGCTATCTGGTCACCTTTTTCAGTTGTTGTTCTGCCCATGCTTCTTCAATATCAAACTGCACCACCAGCGTATCGTAAAAACGTTTAACTGTTTTTTTCCATGTATCAAGAGATATGGCATCGGTTACATTACATATGGCATTAAATGCCTCCGTTGAAGGTAATCTTTCATAGCCACGACCACCACAACGCTGGCAGTCTCTGATAACAGGCATACCACGTTTTACCGACTCTTCACGATGAATGGCAACACCGCGCCCACGACAATCTTTACAGGCAGTGGATACCTCTCCCTTCCCTCCACACTCCGGACAGGCAACTTTTACCACCTCCCTGACTTTTTTCCATTCCTCCCAGTAAGACGGATACACGCCTTTTGTGCACTTTGCCCACACTGGCGGCTTACCATCCGGATACTGGATCTTGTTTGTAAAAACCTCGCTTTCAATAAATTTTTTTCCGTGACAACAGGGGCACTGTTTTTTGCTCGCCGCGCTACGGGCATAATCTTCAAACGCATACGAAGCCATAATACGCATCACTGCCGGTTTTATTTCTGCCGGGAGTTTTCTTAACGCCGCCACGCGATCACACCGACTGAGTGCATATTCTGTCAGCAATTCTGTTGCCCGCTCTCTGTCATTCATACTAATGCCCATTTTCCCAAGGAACGCAGAAAACCCCATCTCAGCCCAATTCTGTGTCATGCCCTGCGCGGCCATCACATCAGTGATACTCAGCGTATCTTTCGACGTTGAGGCCGATGCATCAGTCAGGCCGAGGGATTTTGGGGAGTAGTATTTCGGTAAATCTTCCAGTTTCATTTTTTGACCTGCCCTTCAAGCATTATGGGGTAAATCTTCACCCCCAGACGTCCACCAGATACTGGCTGACCACGAACGATATTGATTTCATCAAACTGCTCATCGTCCATTAACACTCCCGCATGCGTCAGCGCATCCAGCGGTGCTTTCAGGATATTGTCCAGGTCGCGACGACGCTTATCCGGTGGCTCTGCAATCACCTTTATCGCCAGCCTTCCGGACAGGATTAATTTCAGCCGCTGCTGGCGAACAATAAGCGCCACAGCCCGGCGATAACGCTTTCCCTCCTCCGAGATAAAATATGTGCTGCCACGACGTCGCCAGTAGGTGTTCACCGTTGGCGGGTAAGGTAAAACCAAATCTATGAGCATCAGTCACCTCTTTTACCCAAGCACGCCAGTTGCAAAGGCGTGATCAAGAAAACGAAAAATTAAATCAACCTGAGAGCCATGCTTTTCTTCGAACGCCAGCGGATCCGCATGAAGCTCGTTGTGATGCTCCCGACACAGCGGTAGCGTGAAAATATCGTGAGATTTTGTCCCCATTCCGCCCTGACCATGACCAATCAGGTGATGGGGATCGTCGGCTGGCTTACCACAACACGCACACGGCTGAGTCTTCACCCAGCGTGTGTATTTCTCGTTAACCCAGCGGCGACGTTTAGGTCGTTTCATGAAAGATTCCGGAGGCTCAGGATCAACGGCAATGCTGACCACCGTCTTTTCCTGTGGTGGGTTCTGTTGCTGGTGGGCGTGAGGCAGCGGCGCAAGATTTTTTGTGCGCTGCTTCAGTATGCTGGTGGCGGTCTGCTCTCCCGGTACGATGTCGCTTTCACGGTACATTGAGCGGATTTTTTCCGCACGCAACCCCAGCGAACGACGTAATACCGCTTCCGGTAGCGCGTCCGCCACCTGATTGCGGACCGCCCACCAGGATAATTCAGCCAGAGATAATTCACGCTCCTGCGTACCGCTTATTGCGTGACCGATGACGTCAATCATCCATGCTGACAGGTTTTGATGAGCAAGTTGCTCGAGTGATTCGGATGTCTGGTCACGCAGCTGGTTGTCGCAGTGCCAGCACAACACCATTGCGCCGGTACCATAACGGTGAATGACGGTTTCGCTGTGATGATAATCGCCGTGTGGCCACTGGCAGGATTTAATATGGCGCAACAGCCAGTCAGACAATGCACCAGCACCACCAGCAGCACGAATCACCCGTGCGTTACTGAAAAACGGCAGCAATGTTTTGTCTTCCACCAGCGGCTGGCGAACGGCAGGAACGACCCCGGACGGCAGATTACGCATGCTTTTCGGTTCCGGCTCCACCAATACCCGGGTATTGTGGAATACCGGCATGGATTCACGGCCCGGCTTAACGATCACCAGCCCGAGTTCCGGTACCAGAACAGGTCGAAGTAATACCCGCACGTTACCTCCAGATGCGTTGCTGGAATGTGCGGGACGGACGCGGTGGGCGTTCAGAGTAAGGAAGCCTGACGGAGATTATCCAGTGACGATAATCGAGGCTGAGGGCTTTCTTAATCTCGTATCCGTGTCTGCGGTAGCACTGAATTAGCCACTCGGCCTGTTCTTCAGTGCATGGGTCATGCTGGAACCAGTCAGATTTGAAAGTGCGGGAACGCCGCCCGTGCCTGCTGGCAAAGACGGCAAAATCATCAGAATTGTGTAATTTGGTATCGTGCGCCATCGGTTGTCTCTGCTGGCGCAGCAGGTGCCAGTTGTTCAGGCTGGCGTGCGAATTGTAAACCAGAATGCCAGGAAAAAACAAAACCCGCCGAAGCGGGTATGCTAAAACAAACTGAAAGTAATATACCGGACTTGTAAAGGAACGATAGAAGAATTATTGGATTAAACCCTGACTCAATCCAGATTTCATAGGCAACAACTACGGACTAATCATCACAGTCATGTTTGATAGGCTTAGTCCACATTGGGTGAGGGTTTACGGCGTTTTCACTAATAATTTATCGTCCAAGCTATACACTACTGCCCTGTTTTAACGAAGTTTTTAAAGGAAACAACTGCCTGATAGGGGTTTGGTTGACAGCCAAACATATTATCGCAAAAAGGCTTGATGAAAATTCTTGAGGATCCATCTTCATTTGGCATTTTACTCACTTGATAAGCGAGGAATGGACTATTTGGAGAGGGATTATAAGTGGAAATTAGCGTGTCTGTCGCCGTTTGAATTTTCCATGAGGAATTATTAGCCAACCAGAATTGCGCTCGTTTCCAATAAAAGTCACATTGCTTTTCATCATTACATGTTAGTGGCTTCATTGCTTCTGCTTTCAACGCTGGATCGACCTTTGCTGCACACCCTCCCAACATTACTGTTGCAATCATTACACCTGCGACTAAAACAAGTTTCTTCATCTCCCTGCCCCATCAATAAAAGTTCGGTTCTCTAATAACTAGAGTTAATCAACGGAAAAAACGCCGAAGCGGGTTAAGTGCGGGTGCGTTGAGGATGCCTGACACATCAGAGGTGGCGAGGGATTTCTCCCCCGCCAGGTCTCTTACTCCTCAGGTTCGTAAGCTGTGAAGACAGCGACCTCCGTCTGGCCGGTTCGGATTCGTACCTCGCAGAGGTCTTTCCTCGTTACCAGTGCCGTCACAATGACGGTTAAACAGATGACGATCAGGGCGATTAACATCGCCTTTTGCTGCTTCATAGCCTGCTTCTCCTTGCCTTTCGGCACGTAAGAGGCTAACCTAGATTTGCCGTTCATAGATTGAGCCTCAGATTAATGTTAAGCGTCTTGCAGGACGCGTAATGTTAACTGGGGCTTTTCTCTATCTGCCTTTGGTGTTCATGCCTGAGACAGATAGCCTCAAGCACCCGCAGCCATTCTACTTAACTCCCGTTACCTCGCCAATATGAAATCAGTCAGAAAGGCGATCCATAAGAACAACAGCAAGGCAATAAATTGCCATTAAGGCAGCAATAGCCAGCGCACATTTGAGAACCAGCACCACAACCTCCTGTATTGGACGTACATCAGTCCTGATAAATATGAGGCTGTCTCGTCAGTGATTCAATACAACTATTGGGTATAGTTTCTGTGATTTTGTTCTGTAGAAATGGAACACAATAACCAGTCACCACCAGCACTTCTTTAAATACGCCAAGTCCGACGCAAGCTAACCTTCTAGCCCACTTTGAGCGAGAAGCAGACATTTACTTAACTGGATAGCAAGAGACTTCATATATCATGGTTGATCCCGGAGTTTTCAATAATGGAAAGACATTGCCCGTATGATCGGGCCGTAACCACATTAGAAGCAGGTGCCCTTTGTGAATTTTGATTGTGTCAACCTATCTGTTTTGAATTTTTTATAAAAAATATTCGCAAATTTGTGAATTATGAGAGACAAACGAGCATGGACAACCAATGTTACTTTCATACACAATGAAGCAACATGATAAAAGTACACTGACTTTAGCAAGTAAATTTAGGAGATTGCGATGTTTAGCTTAATCATGGCCGGAGAACCGGACGTTTTTGACCGCTGGCCGTGTATGGACCCAGGGCTTACAGAAGGCGAGGAAAGATTCTCGATGTCCCGCATGCTGGAAGGCACCCCAAGCGATATTTACAGTAAATTAACACCAATAAGACCCGATACCTTAAGAGAACTCGCCAAGCTACCAGTATTGTTCATGACCGAAACTTATACAAAAGATGATGAATATGATACAAACAAGTACATCAGGATCAGACTTGGGGAAATAAGAAATTTACGTAAAGATGGTGGCGATATTTTATTTTCTTTCAAGATTAATCATAATTTTGGAGAAATAACGAATCCCCAAACGACATTATATAAAGAAACCCTAGGGCTAGGATCTTTCGGGTTAAGCCGTACACATTGGGCAGTAAAAAATAAGGATTTAAATATTGTTCTGGAATCACTTGGTTTAAACAAACAAAATAGTCACCTCAAAGGTACAATCAAATTAAAAAAACAAACATACCCAGTAGTCGAGAATATTATAGATTATCTTAATTTCATAAAGAAAA